GTCCGTTCAAGGAACGGAGTTACTCTCAATCCAACCCCCCCTTAGGACTGGGCGACGCCCGGTCCCTAGGGCCCACTCCCTTTCGGGAGCGGGTGCGGATTGAGGAGGCCACCACTTAAGGTTGAGCCGTAAAGGGTTAATCGCTTTTGCGACCTCCCTTTATGCCGAAGCCTGGCACCGGTCATTGATCGACTGCCAAGAGTGGCGCTTCTTCGGAGCCCTCCCCCCTCGCATAGAGCCAGACTCTCCGTGTCCCGGGATCTACAAAGTACCCCGGGCATTGGTTGAGTTCAACTCTATAAGAGAGGAGGCTATTCCCTTCCACGATAGCATTAAGCGCTACCATAAGAACGCTCACTGATGTTACTCTGCAAGGTTCCTTCTTCCCAACGATGCGGGAAAGAAGTTAAGACTTCCGTCGCACAGCAATCGATTGGTCTATCAGGTCCGCGGCACGCGGATCTGATTTCTCAATTCGATAACTGGGTGAAGGACTTCTTTTCTTCCTTCTGTCCCCGCGAGATGGTAAAACGTGGTAATTGTTGATTACGTTTACGAGCTCTAAGAGCCCGATATCCGTAACCGCCAACGACCGCATTTTTGCGATCCCGCGGCACATCGCTGTGAGATGGTTAAGAATAGTTGCTTTTGAAGAAGCGATGGTCTTGTTTCGCCTTGTAGATAAAGTCGCAAAGGGATCAAGGAATAACTGAACATCTAGATGCAACCAATGCATCAGATTATCAGATTCCCTAACCCGATGTGCTTTATCGAACTCTATCTGGAGCTCTGATATATTTCTTATCAGGACTCCAAACGGAGGTAAGGTGAACAGTAACGATTGGGCATCCAACCCGTCAGGCACCAGGTGAGCGAACTTTTGTAATTCCAACTGGAATCTACGCAGTTCACCCACTTGGCGCTTGATGGCGGCTTCTAGGACCCTAGCTTTGCATTCATTCAGGTAAATTCCAATAAAATTGGAACTCTTCCTAAATGAGAAGCAACCTAGGATCCCTCCCAAGATCATTGAGCCGAGTTTCTCGCACTTAATGCGTCTTAGGAGTCTACTATCTTCTCGCGAAGGTAGTAGAAAGAACTTCCACGCTTTTTCGGCTAGGCGGTCTGACAGACCACCCCGTCCTAAAAGCAGGAAGAACTCCGCCAACAAGCCCCGGGAAACCAAGGTGCTCGTTCGTGATAACCATCGCGCCTCGACTTCCCTAAACCAGGTCGCCACTTCGTAGTAAGAGATGTGACGAACCAGCTTCGTTGGAAGCTGATTTCGCCATTCCCTCTTATTCACAAAGCGGATGGCCTCGAATAGGGAGCCGAGGGGGGCTCCGGTTACCTCCTCCCCAAAGTGAATCCATCTCTTAGCGAACTCGTACGTGTCGTTTGACACGTGAGTTTTCGTTTCAGAGACTTTCACTCCTAAGATCGAAAGAATCG